TACAGATAATTACGTGATTGAAATTCAACTAAAACGTGACGGCAATATCATCGTGCGCCAACGCCATGAGAAACAAGAACATGGGGATTAGTTAAACAAAGTGCTTGACATCACTTGCCAAGTGTGCATCATCCATTAACCAGGGAGCAAAAACGTGCCTTACGCTGACCAAGCTGACCTATCAACAAAATTCCTGCGAACACTGATCTTTGGCGACCCCAAAGTACGTAAAACCGACTGGGCCTGTCGAGCGGCCGAGGCGGGGTATAATGTAATCTTACTCGATGGCGACGATGGATCGCAGACTGTGAGGCGACTTCCGCCAGAAGTCATGAAGCGGATTTTGGTTGTTGATGTGAAAGATACATTCAACAATCCGATCTTTCGCAACTTCTTCGCATCATTCCTCAATGAGAAGGACTTTTATTGGGATGAGCAGGCGAAAATCCCGATGCTGCTCAATCTGAAGAATAGCTATATTCACTTCAATCCGATGAAATTTGGCGATAGTGATGTGATCATATTCGACAGTTGGAAGGCATTTATTCGCAGCGTTTTGTTCTACTATGCCCAAACTAAGAAACTCGACCTTGCTGACGCCAAGAAAGAAGAGTGGGATGGGTATGGCTTTCAAAGCCGCTTTCAGGATCACGTCTTGGCGTGTCTACATTGTCTGACTTGCCATGTGATTGTCGTGGGCCATGCGGCGGTGTATGAAAAATGGGACCGTCGGAAGAACCTTGCCGAGCCGGTTTTGCTATCACGAAAGACGCAAATCGTCTCATCTTCTGGGCCACATGCTGGCACTGTCATGTCCCATTTCACCGACATTCTTTATTTCGAGCGAACCGGCCCCACGACATTCACAATTGACACAGCGGGCGATCATGACCGGATTGGTGGGTCGCGGCTGATAAAGCCGGACAAGTTTCTGTGGGAAGAATTGCCCGTGTCACTCTTGCTCGAAAAGATCGGCGCGCCCAAGGCGACAAAGCCTTGTGAAGGCGCAATTTGGTATCGCACGGGCGAAGAAGCGAACAATGTCCGAAAGGGCATCACAAAACCCACACCAGTTCCGCAACCTTTGGCTGCTCCAGTGGCTCCAATCGCCACACCGGAGAGTGCTGTCATTCAAATGCCAGCCGCAACTCCAGTCAAAGCGAGCGGATTTTTCCAGAAGCTGAAAGAGGGAGGCAAATGATGGTTCATCGAAGATAACCCACAAGGGTGAGGCACCAAACCAAAATACTGGGATGGTGGCGAAACCGTGGATGCACGGCCCCTTTGCCACCATCATTCTCAAAACGACAAAGTGAAATCGAAAGGTAAAGTCAATGGCTGAACATGACATCGTAGAAGTAGACGGCAAGCCGGTCTCGTTGGCTCAATTGGCCGGACTGGATTTGTCTGACATTGAAGAATTGAGGCAATTTACCTGCCCGAAGGGGATTTTTGTGTTTGAAATTTCCCGTGACGATACTGGAAAGCCGCCAGGATTGAGGGCAGGAAAAGGCAAGGCGTATGCGATGATTCCGTGCAAGATCATCGAGGTTGTTGCGGTGACTGATCCTGAGTGGACACAGCCGCCGGTCGAGTTGGTGGGCAAAATTCACCATGAATTGCAATTCCTTACCACGGAAAAGAGCGCTGGGTATTTCAAGGCGTTTTTGGTGGATTTGGGCCTGACCGGCAAGGGCAAGGTTGATGATTTGTTGCTTCGTGCAATTGGTCATCGTTTCCAGGCTCCGATTGGCAAAAGAGTTAATCCGAATAACACAGATCAAGTCTTTACGAATATCGTGCAAGACAAGATCGTTCCGCGCGTCAGAGCGGCATAGCATATCCGCGTAGTACAGTCCCGCTACCGGATCGGGCGTCGGATGGTAATGAAGGCCAAATAGAGTAGTTATCATCCGGCGTCCACCATTTTTGAGGGGGTTATAATGGAACAGAAACTCAAAGACGCTTTTGATACGCTAGAAGCCGCCGCGCTAAAGCAAGCTGCCGGTGATCCAGATGCGATAAAAATGGTCAAAGCCGGTTTCACAATCTTTAAAGATTTCTACGTTAACCTTTCCTGGTTCCTGGCGAAAAAATGATCCTCTGGCTTACCGGCAAAAACGGCTATTCCGCCACGACAAAGGCCTTGTTGTTAGGCGTTTTGCGCGCGCACGGCCTTGCCTCAAATGACATTCTATTCTATTCCCTTCTCAACAAGACCGAGGATTTGATCAAATATAATTACAAAGCCAGGGTACTCGACAAGGCCCTGCCGCCAAAATCCGCCATGAGTTTCGCCCGCGAGGACCTTGCCGAAATGTGCAGGGTTTTCAAACCGAAGGTGATAGTGTGTAACGATGAGCCAAGTCTCAGAGCAATCACTAAACAACCCTATACGTTGTCGCAAGTGCGGGGTTCAGTTTATGATTTCACCGGCATCCCTTGCCTCGTGCTCGCCCCGATTAATCATATTTATACGGTTAATCATGGAAAATTTGAATTCGGTTTGTATCTCGCCAAGCTCTTGCGGTTGCACTCAGGAAAACAAGGGCAATATCCAAAATTCGAGCAAATCATCTGCAAAACATTAGCTGATGTGAAACAATGCGTTGCCCTAGCGGAACAAGGCGTGATGATTGCCGAGGACACTGAAACCGCCAACCAATTCATCACTGTCACAAGCTACACATTTGCATTCGGGAGACGACTGCTCACATTCACCATTCCATTCTTCGATCCGTTTGTCGAAAATGGATGCTACTGGAGAAATCCCAATGATGAAACAGCCGTTCGAGTGGAGCTTAGTAAACTCCACAAAAATCAAGTACCTAAATGTTTGCAGAATGGGATGTACGATAACGCATATTTCATCGAGGCCGGTTGGGAGAATAATGAGTATATTATTGACACTTACCATATCATGCATTCCCTGTGGTGCGAGGCCCCAAAATCATTGCACGAAATGTGCTCTTATTTCCTGGATAACTACGTATACTGGAAAGACGAGTCCAAGGGAGTCAAGGAAGAGGGTTTCGGCAGGACGCATTCTGACATTGAGCGGTATTGGCGCTACAATGGGCTCGACACTTATTGGCTGTGGCTTCTTACTGTTGAGCTTGTGAAAAGAGTCACCCAACTCGGGTGGGCAATGCAAAACTATTCCGACGAATTGTCCCTGGCCGCAGGCCCATGCCTCGCAGCATCGTTGAGAGGCATCAAAGTGTCGCGCGAGAGACATGCGCAGATCATGCGGCAAAAACAAAAGGAAGCTGACGAAGGCATTGCCGACATAAGAAGGGCAACGCATGAGCCTGATTTCAATCCGTATTCGACCCACGATGTTGCGTGGTGGATTTACGATGTTCTCGGCGCGCAGCCGACACGATTGCAGCGTAAAGAAGGTGAGCAATATAATAGCAAGAGCAAGAAGAAATACAGTCATCGGTCTACAGATGAGAAATGTCTCAAATTGATGAAGGAGCAGCGGAATGTTATCCTTAGTAATTTCATTGATCGACTACTCCGAGCTAAAAAGCCTGCCGGGGTATTGTCCAAATACGGTAATTTCTACAAACTTACAAGGCAAGGTCGGTTTCTCTGTTGGCTTAATCCTGCTGGCACAGAAACCTCAAGATTTAACTCTGGATCATCACAGTTTTGGGTTGGAACGAATGGGCAAAACATCCCAAAGCCTTTACGAGAAATGTTCGTTGCTGACGAGGATTATGTTTTCGTTGACATTGATTACAGCGCGAGTGATGATCGCTTTGTGGCATATGAATGCGAGGACCCTGCAAAGATAGAAGTTGTTGAGGGCTCGAAAGACACCCATTGTTACCATTGCAGTATCTTCTTTTCCAAGGATTATGACATCATCGAAAAAGGGTGGAAAGATGAAGAAGATTGGTGTACCGCCGAACCGCAGGGTATTCGCCAAATTACAAAGAAAATTACGCATGGCCGCAATTATCTTGAAGGCCCAGGGACTATGTATAATCTTATGGGTCGTGATGCTGTGGTTGCCACGGCAATCGCGCTTGGATATAAGGATGCGCCTGCGTGGAGCGATAAAGAACTCATCGGCGTTTGCAAGGAGCTAAGCGATAAATATGACCACCCAAGCAAAGGACTGTATAAGCGGCTTCAACCTTGGCAATCCGAAATTCGAGACACGGCTATTGCTAGAGAGAACCTTGCAACAACTGCCTTCGGATTTACGCGTAAGTTTTTTGGCGACCTTAAAAGCGACGCAAAAACGCAACGAGAGCTTGCTTCCTTTTACGGGCAGGGTGACACGGCTGGAAATATTAATCGCTCTCTTAGATATTCTTTCTACGGACGCGGGAAAGAAGTTGTCGTCGAGGGCTCTGGAAGAACTGAAGTATCTCATGGGTGTAGAAATCTTGACGATGGAGTGAAATTTATTTTCCTCTTGCAAGTTCACGACAGTCTTTTGTTTGCTGTCCACAAATCGTCATTGCATTTAATCGGTGAATTGCAGCGACTTATGGAAGAAAAGGTTTGCATCCACGGCCGCCTCATGCGAGTTCCCGCATCTCCAAAGGTCGGATTAACATGGTCAAAGAAAATGCTTGACTGGCGGCCCGACCTGACATATGCTGACGTGGTGGCCTTCGAGAAAAAACATTTCGAGGCCAAATATCCAAAACAAACAGTTTCAGAAGTGTTCGGTGACATGGAGATTAATCTCGAAGAACCAGACATTTCTGTTGATGAATTTCCCTCCCTCGAAAGGGAAATGCTTGGCGAACATGAACCCGACGAATTCGAGGTCGTCTGAAACGGTAGGAGCTTAACATGACTGACAAGTATGTTCCATCATCTGCAAACACCGCATTCGGCACTTATGCCTCCACCCAAGCCGCTTCTGCCGCCGCGCAGACGGAAATCGTTGACGGCATTCAGTCGCTAGCGGCTCTTTTTGGCATCACAATTAGCGATGCAGGCGCAATCACCGGCTATACTGGCACGGCGGATCACCCGGATTTCAACAAAATCTCGGATGCCACCCGTGTGGCGCTGGCCCGCGAATTGTCGGCACTCGCTACGGCGGTTGAAGCCAGAGCGACTGCATAATAACTGTTAAACCTGCGCGCCTCATAGGAAATTGCAATGTCACGCCTTGAGCAGTTTGACAAAATCACGGCTACAATCACGCAAGATCGTGGCCGTGATTATCAGCATCCGTCGGTCGATTTTGCCAAGGCTAATGAGTTAAAAGCCTGTGTGCAAAATTGCAAAGACCCGTTGGTTCGGCATACTCTAGAAATGATTTGTCTTAAAATGGCACGGCTAATTCACAATCCAGGGCATCTTGACAGTTGGATTGATATTGCCGGTTACGCACGCTGCGGTGTTATGGTAACAGAACCGAAAAATGACTGACGTATTTAAGCGTCACGAGTTCTTAAGTCTTTATCTGAAATACGTGGAAAACACAGAGTCGCCAAGGCTCTTTCACGTATGGTGTGCTTTGTCTGCAATTTCTGCCGCTCTTGGGCGGCGTTGCTGGTTCGACATGGGAGTGGGTAAAGTCTGGCCGAATATGTACGTCGTTTTGGTTGGCCCACCCGGAACGAGAAAAGGCTATGCAATCAAGGCCGCAAAGACGTTGTTGAGGCAATATACACAGGTGAGATTTGCCCCAAATGACACGGGCGGGCAGCGCCAGGGTTTGATTGCGGCAATGACTGATGTGAAAGATGGGGATAATTCGGATCAAGCAATCATTGACATAATGCAAAAAGAAACTGTGTCGAGTATGATGAATTTGAATGGGTCGGCCCAGGCAATTGTTGACCAAATTGGGGATATTCAATTCGACAATCGCGACCCACGTACCATGTACATCACATCATCCGAGTTGAATTCCATCTTGGGCGAAAACAACACGGCGATGTTAACCTTTTTACAGGAAATGTGGGATGGCGAACCGTACAAATACAAGCTCAAAAACACCGAGTACGAAATCCGAGACGCTGTACTTGGAATTGTTGGTGGAACTACACCCACTCAAATTTCCATTGCTCTCCCGCCTGAGGCTGTGGGACAAGGGTTTACCAGTCGAGTTGTGTTTGTTTACGCTGATCGGCAATACCAACGAGTGGCGCGACCATCATTTGACCATGAGGCAGGCGAAAAAATTGCACGAATTTTTGGTACAGTTTTCGACAAGTTTGAAGGTCAGTTTCACGAGACGCCGGACGCGGCAAAAGTACACGACCAAATATACGCCCGTGGTGTCACGCTTAAAGACCCAAGGTTTGTCCACTATTGTGATCGTAGACAAACCCACTTACAGAAAGCCGCGATGGCACTTGCGGCGGGTCGAGGGTCGCAAACCATCGAGGCAATTGATTTCGATTTTGCCGATGAGTTGTTGACATTAACTGAGCAAACAATGCCCGACGCGCTCGGGGAATATGGAATGAGCCGCCTGAGTGCGGCAAAACAGAGATTGATGGAATTTGTGAATGCGGCAGATAAGCCGCTTCCGGTCAATGCGTTGTTTGGCTGGATGAGCAAAGATATGAACATTCAAGAATACAAAGCTGCGATTTCGGAACTTCATAATGCCAAAAAACTTTCATATGTTTCGGATGATACGTTGGGGCAATGCGTTATTGGTATATCGAGTGGGCAAAAACAAGCATCAAGAGATTATGAATTGCTCCAAACCCTGACCATGAAAAAGAAGGTGGCATCATGAAACCGACCGTGTGGAATTTGCAATTTCATCGGACAATTCAAACGATGAATGGGACGCAATCGCAGGATGTGTATACGCTGAGAAAAGCCGATCCAAATGCTGCATACTATACTGTGGCAATCCCTCATGGGCAGACCCGGATGATGCATGAAATGTTTGAGTCAATCAATCATCGCACGGTGTATGAAGAACCTGCCGCATTGCCAGAAATCGAGGCGATTTTCCACGGCCCGTGGCATAAACATAGCGAGCGGATTGGTGAGAGATATTTGATTGTGACGCAGAAAGAAGTTGATACTTTGCGACGGACATATCATGGGCTGTCAGCGCAGAACATCACAATCATGTCCGAGCTTGACACGCTCAAGAAAGCGTACATTAATCTCGATCGAATGTACAATTTGCAATCCAAGGTAATTCAACGACTTCGACATAACAATCAACCGTTCGAGGATGAAATCGCCCGACCCGACATACCCGACCTGTTCAAAAACAATGCCGACTTTGATCGATCGGTTCCACAATTTGAATACGGTAATCCGGCCGCGAGAGGGCCGTTGGCAACGTCAAAATTTTGATAAAAAGGAGAAATATCATGACCTTGAAAGTTTGTCAGTATTGCGGCTTGGC